CCTTGCTAACTACAATGCAGCAAAGCTGAGAGAACAGAGACGTGTACAGCGGCTTCCAGCACTACGACCGTCAGCTGACCGCTCGCGTCGCCAAGGTCAACGACCCAAACGCTGCTTGGCGGAATCAAGAGCCGCACTGGGTTTTAATTGAAGACCTGATCGGTGGCAGCTACGAACTGCGCCGCCGTCACCGCCGGTATTTGCCGCAGGAGCCTAGAGAACTCGACGAGGCGTATGACAACCGCCTGGCTCGTTCCGTTTGCCCGCCTTACTACATCCGTCTTGAGAGGATGCTGGCTGGCATGTTGACCCGTAAGCCGGTCAGGCTTAACGACGTTTCTGATGTCGTCCGCGAGCAGCTATTCGACGTTGACCTGCAAGGCAACGACTTGAACGTTTGGACCTATGAAGCCTGCCGCAAGATGGTCCGCTATGGACATATCGGCGTCCTGGTCGACGCCCCTGCTGCTGGCTCGCAAGGGCGTCCCTATTGGGTGACTTACACCCCACGCGAGATTCTCGGCTGGCGCACCGAGCTGATCGACGGAGCGCAGAAGCTTACTCAGCTACGCCTCCTTGAAAAGGTCATCGAACCCGATGGCGAATACGGCGAAAAGGAGATCGAGCAGGTCCGGGTGTTAACGCCTGGCGCTTTCGAGATCCACCGCCATGACGCTAAAGGGCAGTTTGTCGTGTACGACAGCGGCACGACGACGATGGATCACATCCCGTTTGACATCGCCTACTCGAACCGCGTGAACTTCATGGAGTCACGCCCGCCGCTTGAGGACATCGCCAATCTCAACCTCAAGGCGTATCAGGTTCAGAGCGACCTCGATAACCAACTGCATATTTCGGCAGTTCCGATGTTGGCGTTCTATGGCTTCCCGCAATCGGCAGAAGAAGTCAGCGCCGGTCCAGGCGAAGCGATCAGCTTCCCAAGCGACGGGCGGGCTGAATATATCGCTCCCCCTAGCAATGCCTTTGACTCGCAGTTCCGCCGCCTCGATCAGCTAGCTAGCCAGATCAACGAGCTAGGCTTGTCCGCTGTCCTCGGTCAGAAGCTCTCTGCCGAGACCGCTGAATCGAAGCGCATCGACCGCAGCCAAGGCGACAGCACGATGATGGTCATTGCGCAGAACATGCAAGACCTAATCGACAACTGTCTGGCTCACCATGCCCATTATCTGAATATCGAGGAAGTAGGTAGCAGCTTTGTTAATCGTGACTTTCTTGGTGCTCGTCTGGAGCCTCAAGAGATTCAGGCGCTGCTGCAGCTTTACACGGCTGGCACGATCACGCAGAAAACTCTGCTCGACCAGCTATCAGAAGGCGAGGTCCTGGGCGATGACTTCGACATCGACGAGGAGCTTGAGGCTACGCAAAATGGCGGGCTGATCGAAATGGCACCGCCTGAGCCGACTGCAAACGCAGAGATGGATGAATACTCCGCAGAACCGGAGGATCAGCCAGAGATCCCGGCATGATGAATTGGATCGCGGCTCTGATCGAAATGGGCGCATCTAAACCACGCAAGCAACAGCTCTTCTGCACTCAGGAGATACTGCCGCCTAACCTTTTCGCCATCTTGCGCCTGACCTGGTACAGGAAGGGCAAGCCATATGAGGTTGACGAGATGTCGATTGAGCAGGCAGAAGAGGGGACAGAAGCCGCTGTACACAAGCTGATCAAAGAGGCGCTCAAATCCGGCGCTGATGTCTCCATCATTTGCGCCTGCCCACCTGAGGCACTGGGCATTGAATAATGGCTGCCCCTTCCAGCTTGTACCGCAATGCGATTGACCTGAATCGCTACAGCAATAGCGTCGCCAAGCAAATCGTCTTGGCGTACAACGACATCATCATCGATAGCGTCAATCAGCTACGAATCATTGATGAGCTGTCGGCACCAGCCAAAGCAGCAAGGCTCAGGGCGATCCTGGCGCAGCTCAAAGAGTCTTTGGCGACCTGGTCAGGCAGCAGCATCACAAGCCTGACTGGTGACCTTCAGGGTTTAGCCGAATTGCAGTCAGAGTTTGTCGTTGATCAGTTGCGACGCGTTTTGCCCGCTGGCGCTCGCAATGCTGTTAGCACGGTCGAGATCAGCCCGCAGTTTGCGCAATCGGTTGTTACCACAGACCCAACGCGCATCAACGTAGTCACCCTTAGCGATGATCTGACCGCTGCGGTGCAAGGCGCACCACAGACTTATGCGTTAACTGCATCGAAAGGCGCAGCGATCACCTTGCCAAATGGACAGGTTGTACAGAAGGCATTTCAAGGGATCGTCGAGTCACAGGCAGAGATGTTCTCACAGGTTGTCCGCAATGGCTTGCTGACTGGTGAAAGCAGTCAAAGCATCGCAAGGCGATTGGTTGGCAGGTTGCAGCTCGGTGAGCGTGGCAGTGTTCGGCAGATGGCAGAAAAAGGCGGTGAGCTAACGACTGCTAGCAACCGCCAAGTGATGACCCTGGTCAGGACCAGCGTTAATCAGGTCGCCAACGCAGCAAGTCAGCAGGTCTACGAGGCAAACCAAGACATCACCGAGCGTTACCAGTACGTCGCAACGCTCGATACCCGGACCTCTGCGATCTGTGCTTCCCTTGACGGTCGAGTCTTTGAATACGGCAAGGGACCAACGCCGCCGCAGCATTTCAACTGCAGATCGACCACTGTTCCGGTGATCGACTACGAAAAGTTAGGCTTTGACCCGCCGCCAGAGGGCAGGCGAGCAAGTATGGATGGGCGAGTGCCTGCTGACATGTCCTACGGTCAGTGGCTAAACAAGCAAAGCCAAGCAACCAAGGCGGCAGTCTTAGGCAAGGAAAAAGTCGGCTACTTCGAGCTGTTAGCCGAGAAGTATGGACCGCGTGATGCAATGGCAAAGCTCGTTCGTGATGACGGGTCGGAGCTAACGTTGGAGCAACTGCAGCGGCGGTACGGTGCCATTAAAGAAGGGTAAATCAAAAAAAACGATTCAATCCAACATCCGCAGCGAGATCAGAGCGGGCAAGGATCCCAAGCAGGCTGCTGCCATCGCCTACTCCAAGGCTGGCAAGTCCCGCAAGAAGAGGAAGTAGAGATGGCAATCGGCATTGGCTCTCGTGTCAGCTGGACCTATCAAGGGACTCGCACCTATGGCACCGTGGTCGGCAAAGATGTCCCCCGCATATTGGGCTAACAAGGTTAAGTGGTGACCTGCTGATTTTGACATTTCTAATCACCGACCATTAACCTAGGTCCGCCAATAAACCCTGCGGGTTTTATGTCTGACGAGATTCAATCTCAGGAGCCTGCGGCACCTGGAGCCGAACAAGAGATTGCTTCGCTGCAAAAGCGGCTAGAAGCAATGGACAAGAAGAACGCCCAACTACTTGACGAATACAAAAAAGCAGTTGATCGGGCAAAGGCAGTTCCTGATGGTGTTGACATCGAGGAGCTGATTCAGTTCAAAAGACAAGCCGAACAGCAGGAACTCGAATCGCAAGGGAAATACTCCGAAGCGAGGCAAGCTCTGGAGCAGCAGTTCCGTGAGGCGACGGCGGAAAAGGACAAGCGCATCGCAGAGCTAGAGCAGCGTGTTCGTGAGCTTGAGCTACTGACGCCTGCCGTTAGCGCCTTGGCAGACATCGTGCATGATCCTGATCTGATCATGAAGACCAAGTTGTCGCCAGACCAGATCGAGCGTGAGCCTGATGGCACGGTTGTAGTCGTCGATGGCTATCAGCGCACGCCGGTTCAGGAATGGGCGAAGACCTTGCCTGCATGGATGCAGAAGCAGCCGAAACCTCAGGGCAGCGGCGCACCTATAGGGCGCAGCTCCGGCGAGATCCCCGCTGGCGTTGCTAATCCGTTTCTGCCTGAGAGTTACAACCTGACCGAACAATCACGACTGTTTAAGACTGACCGTGATTTATACGAAAGGTTGAAAGCACAAGCAGCACGTTAAACTTTCAGCAAACCGGCTGCGCTGGTATTAGGGCTGCGCCCGTTCTGTAAAACACTTTTGGAC